GGCAGCGATCCAGGTAAATAAAGTTAATGAAAAAGCTGAAAACAACATGTTATATTCTGATGATACTTTTAATTTTTACATCAGAACAAAAACCGGGATAAACCGAAAAATGCGGGTGGTTTATAACAGCGATTATTATAATATAGTTGGTATAATTACAATTGGCAGAAGATACCAAATCATTAAAACAAAACTTGTGGAGTAATGAACATAACTTTTGAAATAAAAGATTTAAAACGCGTTAGGCGGCAAATGGATGCATTACCCGATAAACTGCAAAGACAAACAATATTGCCAATATTAAGAAAAAGTACGCGCCCATTAATTAACACAGCTAAATCAAAGCTGTTAAGTCATGGGCAAAATTACTCATCACTTGCAAAAAGTATAGGCAACATAACAGCCAAAAGTAAAAACGCAATTATTTATGTTGGTCCAAGAGTAAAAGGCAAATGGAAGTATATTGGTTATTATGCAGCATGGGTGGAATATGGTGTAAAAGGTATTAAAAAATCCCGCGGTGGGAGTGCTAAAAAAGCAAAAGATAATAGCTATGCCGGTTATGTGGCTGGCATAAAAAAAGGCGGCAGATATAGAAAAGATCAACCAGCGCGCCCATTTATGCGCCCAGCAATTGATAATCAAAAATCAAATATTGGTGGTTTGTTAACTAAAAATTTTGCAAAATATTTGGATAGGGTAATTCAAAGAAATCTGAAAAAATTATGATCGGGGATATTGTTTATAATATACTTTCAAATGATTCAAATGTTACCGGTTTGGTTGGAACAAAGATTTATCCATTAATGGCAACCCAGGGAACTGAATTGCCATATATAACATACCAAGTAATTTCAACATCACCCAATAAAAATAAGGACCGGGAAATATCATTAAAAGCTATTAGGTTGCAAATTGATATAATTGGCAATACATATTCATCAGTAACAAATATATCTGATAAGGTTGTTGATGCAATATCATATAAAACGGGAAATTATAGTGGTTATGATGTTGATATAATAACTTTTGAAGATGAAAATGATTTATCTGATATTGAAAATGATTTTTACCGAAAAGAACAGGATTATATAATTAGAATAAAAATATAAACATGGCAAAGAAAAAACAAGAATCTGATCCGCAATATATAGGCGGGGGATACCAGGTAACATTAACCAGGGATTTTCAGCGTTTAGATGGGAAGGTGATCCCAGCGGGTAGAACTTTTTATGTAACTGGGGATTTTTATACCCAATTAAAAAGTGATGGATATTTAGAAAAAAAAATTGATAAACAAAACAAAATAAAAATTAAAGAGTAATGGCAACAGCGGGAACAATTAACGGAACTATTTTGGCGATCTATATAGGCGGCACTAAAATAGACAAACAATTATCAGCATCATTTAGTTTTTCACATGAACCAAGAGAATCCATAACAAAAGATGATGGTGGCTGGGGTACTAAAAGACCAGGAAAAAAATCATGGGAAGCATCCGGAGATGCTGAAACAGCATTTGATGCGACTGAAGGCTATGATGAATTATCAACAGCTTTAATAAATGGAACTGCATTAACATTATTATTTTCAACTGAGGTTTCCGGTGATACAACATTTACCGGAACAGCTTATATAACAAAATTTGATGTTGAAGCTGGTGTTGAAGAAGATAGTAAAATCAGTTATGCATTTGCTGGAAGTGGTTTACCAACAAAAGGAACAGTAACTTAGTAATTTTTTCTCATACTTTGAACCCCATCTGCTATTTTGGTGGGTGGGGTTTTTTTTAAAATTAAAAAATAAAAGCAATGAATGAAGTAATAATTAATGGTAAAAAATATCCGGTGAAATTCGGATTAAGTAGGATCAAATCCTTTGCATTATCTAAAAATTTAAAAACAATTGAACAATTTGATAAATGGGTTGCAAAATTATCAGATGGAAGTTTTGAATCAATTCAAAACATGGGTGAGTTACTTTTAACAGGAATCCAAAGGGGTTGTCAAAAAAGTGATATTGATTGTGATGTTGATGTTGATGATGTTATTGATATGGCATTTGAAAATGCAGATGAATTTGGTAAATTAACTACAATATTAAAATTATCAATGGATACTGGTGAATCATTAAATGTTTCAAAGCAAACAAAAAAAAAGAAATAACAACCTGGCTTTGGATTGAACAGCAAGCGTTGGGGGTTTTGAATTTAAGTTTGGATGATTACCAAAACATTGAGTTGGGTGAGTTCTTTAATAAAATGATGGGGTTTTTTGATCACAAAAAAGAAACCGAAAAACGAGAATGGGAACGCAGTAATTATTTGGTGTATTCTATTATGATGAATAATCCATATATAAAAGAGAATAAAAAACCAAAATCGTTTGCTGATTTCTTAAAAGGAAATAAAAAACCCACAATAAAAAATACAAATCAATTGAAGCAATTTATTGATTTTGAATAAATAAAACATGGCAAGAAATTTATCTTCATTAACTTTATTGGTTGGAGCAAATATAAAAGGTTTCCAAACGCAAATGCGGAAAATGTCGCGGGACATGAAGCGGGTTGGTGGTCAGATGAAAAATATGGGCAAATCAATGTCCATGTATGTAACCGCGCCAATAATTGCCCTGGGTGCTGCATCGGTTAAAACATTCGCCAATTTTGAACAAGAAATGGCAAAAGTTAATGCCGTTAGTGGTGCAACAAATGCTGAATTTCAAAAATTAACAAAAAATGCTAAACTGCTGGGAGAATCAACCCGATTTACTGCCAGCCAGGTTGCCGCGTTGCAGCTTAATTACTCAAAATTAGGATTTAAACCCGATGAAATATTAAAAGTTACTGATGCAACATTAAATTTGGCATTGGCTACTGGTTCAGATTTGGCAGAAAGTGCCACAGTTGCAGCATCAACATTAAGGGGTTTTGAATTATCAGCCAGCGAAATGCAAAGGGTTACCGATGTAATGGCATTAAGTTTTTCATCCAGCGCGTTGGATTTGGAAAAATTTAAAACCGCGATGGCAACAGTTGCCCCGGTTGCTAAAAATGCCGGGATGTCGTTGGAACAAACAACCGCCATGCTGGGGGTTTTGGTTAATCGCGGGGTTGATGCATCAACAGCCGGCACATCATTAAGGAATATATTTTTAACCCTGGCAAAAGATGGAATTACTTTAGAACAAGCATTTAGTAGAATAAATAATGCAAGTAATAAAAATAAAGAATCATTAGCTTTATTTGGAAAAAGGGGGGCAACAGTTGCCACTATCCTGGCGGAAAATACAGAAGAAGCGGGAAATTTAGCTGTTAAATTTGATAATGCAGCCGGATCAGCAGCATCTATGGCTGGGGTAATGGATAACACATTACAAGGTTCATTTTTAAAAGTGCAATCAGCGTTGGAAGGTTTGGCAATTGAATTTGGAAAAACATTAAAACCGGTTGTTGAAGATGGTATTAAGGTGGTCCAGGAATTAATTGGAAAGTTTAGAAGTTTAACCCCACAGGGTAAAAAAATGGCAGTTATGTTTAGCTTAATAGCTGCTGCCATTGGTCCATTAATGATGGTGTTGGGTTTATTTGTAATGTCAGCCGGGGCGATTGGATCAGCTTTTACAGCTGCATTTGGTCCAGTTGGATTAGCTGTTGCCGCAATTGTAGCTTTAGCGGCAGCATTTATTTATGTTTATGATAATTTTGAAGCATTTAAAGAAAGATTATCGGATTGGGATTGGTTGAGTAATGCTGCCATTGATGCCTTTATAGTGCTAATAAAAGCATCATCATTTTTTATGAATGAAGTTGCAAAATTGTTTGGGTATGATTTTGTTGCGCCAATGGTTGAAAAATTAGAAGGTTTAAAAACCGAACCCAAAAATATAACCACAGAATTTAAATCATTTGGTGATTCAGTAAAAAATGTTTTTTCTGATGTAATGGGCTATTTAAATTTATTTGAAGGTAATTTAAAAAGCGCAACAAAAACCCGTACAATAAAAATTCAGACAAAGATTGAAACATCATCCATGATTGCCAAAAAAACTGGGGATGATACATCAATGGCTGATGGTGGTGATAGGTCAATTAAACTAATTCCGCCAAGTTTTGATGAATATGCTGAAAAAACAATTAAAAACTGGGATGATGCAACAGATTCAATAAACCAATCATTTTCAGCATCATTTGCTCAAATGGCAACAACAATTGGTGAAGGTTTGGGGGATATGATTTCCGGTATTGATCCACAATTTGGCAGCCGGATATTGGAAGTAATTGGTGGATTTTTAAAATCATTGGGTGCTGCTTTAATAACTTACGGCACAACCATGTTGGCATTTACTATATTAAGTTCAAATCCCTGGACCGCTGGGGCGGCAATTGCGGTTGGTATTGCGGCAGTTGCAGCAGCTAAAATTATCAGCAACATGAATAAAAAAGGGTTGGAAGGTGCTAAAATGAAAGATGGCGGAATTGTGCCGGGTGGATTTCCAAATGATACATATCCAGCATTATTAACATCCGGGGAAATGGTTGTTCCATCACCAATTCCATTATCCGGGGGCATGGGTGCTGGTGGTAATATGAATTTTACAGGAACATCCCGAATAAGTGGGAAGGATTTATTATTAGTATTTGACAAAGCAAAAGCGGATAGAAATAGAACAACCGGATATTAATTTTAAATGGCAGATATAAGATATAGAGCTGATTGGAAATCCATTGATGGGTTTGAATATCGCGTTGATATAATTGATGTTGATTATGATGGATCACCCAATAATTTAGAAATTGGGATGGATTCATTGGATGGTTTTTCAATAACTTATTCCGGTGAAGATAATAAAAGATTTTCACCAGTAATTTCATCTGAATGTGTGGTTTCATGTGTTGCTGATAATACAGCGTTTGAAAGTTTTATTGATGATATTGTACAAGCCCAGGAACAAAGATTTTATATTGCTATTTATTTAAAAGATACAACATATAAATTATTTTGGGCTGGGTTAATTTTACAGGATTTAATTCAAATTGAAGATATTGCATTACCATATAAATTTTCTTTACATGCAACTGATGGTTTAGGGCTGTTAAAAGATGTTGATTATGATGGGACTGCTGATTATTTTGAAACATTTATTGAATATCTAATTAATATATTAACACAAAGTGGTATTAATAGATTTTGGGAAACTGATGATCTGTTTTTAAAAACCGGGGTTGATTGGTATGAAGATGATCAATTTACATCATCACCAGCAAATTCACTTGATCCATTGGCGGTTTCCAGGGTTTCCAATAGCGCATATATAAAAATTGATAAGTACAACAATGAAATAAATGAAACAGCTTGGAATGTGCTGCAAGATATTTGCATAAAATGGCATGGAACATTAATTTTATCAAATGGTTCATTTAGTTTTTTGCAAACAAATAATTTATACCCATCAACTTTAAATATCAGAAATTATAAAAAAGATGGTACATATATAGATACATCAGCAAGCGAATCATTATTGGTTTTGGAAACTGCATTTAAAAAACAAGGTTCATGGAGTTATTTGCCAGCTTTAGCCAGCGCAGAAATCACATATAATTTTAAGCAAGCAATAAACCTTAATAACTTTTTACCGGAACAAACAAACTATGAAACTGCGGTTGGTTTTGGGAATGTTGCCGGTGGTGGTGGATCTACTGTTTTATTTAATGGAAATGTTAGATGCACATTAAAAGATACAAACAACCCAACAGCATTTGATGAATTTCATCAATGGAAATTTCACATGCGGTTGCAAATTGGCTCATATTACTATACAAATCAAAACGGGGTTGAACAATGGACAACAAACAGTTCTGCAAGATATGTTGTTTTGTCGGATGTTTATCATTTGCCTTTTGGAGTTAGCCCAGCGGAATATATAAGAACATTCCTAACAAGTTTTGAAACATTACCGATTCTTTACAGCGGTGCGGGAACATTTGAATTTGATTTTATTGAATTTATTGATATGAATGGGGAAACATTATCTGTTCCCGCAAATGTTACTTACAGCTATACATGTCAAAATTTCAATTTAACTTACAATGAAACATATTTACTTGATCCAGGTGAAAAAAGACATAAAGCAACAAACAGAAATGCAAGCAATGTTGCGGTTAAATCATCCGAAGAATTAACATTTAAAAATACTTTTACCGGAGATGGTCCATTCACCTATTCATGTGGGTTAATAGAAATATTAAATACATCTGCAAACTGGGAAAATTCAAATGGTGAATGGTCAATTGGCGGTGCTTATAATGGTAAGCAAATTAACAGCTTGTTAGTTGCTGAAGCTGTTGCAGCGCAAAAAATACCAGTTAAATTTTACAATGGAATGGTAAGCGGGATTAGCACAGTTATTAATCCGACTGATGTTTTGGTTTTTTCCGGTGGGAATAAATACGCATTTAAAAATGGAACTTTTAATGCAAATTTTAATTCATGTGAAGGCGGTTGGGTTAATATTTCTGTTGATCGTAACAACAACCCGGTTGTTGAAGATGATACAATTGATAAAAACTTACCTGATCGCGGTATAAAAAATTCAGTAAATTTTTTGCGGGAAGAAGTGGATGGAATAATGAAAACAACCAGCAGCTTGGGAAACAAAGCGATTATAACCGGCAACCATACAATTGGAGATGGTGATAATATTATTTATTGTAATCCTGGGATTGCCGGATTAACAATTACATTACCAAATTATGATCAAACACAAAATCAAATTATTAAAATAATCAACATATCATCCAGCAATTCATTAACCATTGCTCCGGATGGATCAAATGATATTAATGGCGGATCATCATCATTTACATTATCAGCTGCTGATGTTGTTGAAATTCATAATACAGGAATAAATGATATAAAGTGGGCTACAATTATAAAAACAGACAGAATTTAAAAAAATTAATAAAAAATGGAATTAAAAACAAACAACGCTTTTTTGGCAACATTAACCGGTGCTGGAAATGGCACATCAATTATTTCAGATACATCATCACACACTTTGGATATTAATGTGGTTATTCCCAGGGATTCCGGTGCGGTGATTGAAGAACTTTGGATAAATGGATCAAATGTAATTACAACAGCAAATGCAGATTCTGCATATAATTTAAGCGGTGTAACATTAACAGATACTGATGTTATTGTAAGAACAAATGAATATCCGATTGAAAAAATAAAGTTAACAAGCGGATCAGTTCGTATTTATTTAGAACCAGCAGAATAATGATAGGGTT